CCTGCAGTTATTGTATAGTTTGCTGTTATATCATCTACGTTTTCATAAATAGCACCCCCTGCTGATGCACCTCCACCGATCGAACCCCAACCAGTAGTGTATCCTTCAAATTCTCCAGTAGTGGAGTTATATCTAAACATACCCGCTGCCGCTGAACCTGGTCGTTGAGCAGTTGTACCCACAGCTTGAGTCACAGCTCCAGTACCAGAATATATAAGATCATTAGGGATGTTAACGGTTTTTGCATTATGCGTTACTTCATCTCCAGCGGCATCACCTAGAGTTACATTACCTGTTGCACCTAGAGTTGTAAATGCACCTGTGCTAGCTGATGTATTACCGATTGGTCCAGGAGAAGCAAATCGAGCTATAACCCCTGCTCCTGAAACTGCGCCTGAAGCTGCTAGTGTAGTAAAAGCTCCTGTACTAGGTGCAGATGCGCCGATCGTAGTATTATCAATTGTACCGCCGTTTATATCTACATCACTTGAAAGCACTGAACCACTAAGATAATCAATAGCATAATCAACGTTTGTGCCGTCTGTGTACACACATGATGATTTGCCAGCTGGTATTAATGCCCCCGTACCAGAAGCAGTTTTAACTGTTATAGCAGTAGTTGAAGCATTATTAATTATGTAATTTTTTTGGAATGTATTAGCACCACCTGCAGCGGCAGTAGGAATAATTAAATTACCAACGCCCCCCGCACTTCCTGTAAGATTAAGTCGTAAGTGACGAACTACTTGTGTGCCATTATCGGAAACAGCTAAACTAAGTGTTGTATCTCCTGTAGTAACAGCTTGATCTACAGTACCAACAATAGCTTCTTCTAGTGCCGTACCTAAGTTAACATTAGTCGTAGTACCCCAAGTACCTGACTGTTCCCCTGTTCCTATCAGTTCTACTGCTAAATTTGAATATGTCGACATTTTTAATCCTTATCCTATGTAGAGGCACCCGTTGCTATCGGCACCCAATCGGGTGTCTGACTTGTATCTATTATAACCCAATTAGAGTTACTAATGATAGGGGCGTGCCCTGTTAAACTTAGTGCGCCAGTGGCGGGTTCTCTTACTAATCCTATAACTTCAGAAGGAGCGTCACTTGCTATACTTAGTGATCCTCCATCTGGTTTTACTACTAATCCATCTAATACAGTTGGAGCAACTCCTGCTAATGATATTGCGCCTACGCCTGTTGTTATCGGTATTCCTATAGAGGCAGTTGGTGCATCACTTGCTATACTTAATGCTTCAACTCCTGGTGTTACAAATATATTATTCTGTTGTATTACTTGTGGCGCTATACCTTGTAATAAAAGTGCTCCAACTCCTGGAAGCCCTATATCTCCTTCTACCGCTGATGGTGCTACACCGGCTAGTGTCAGTGCTCCTACGCCTGGTGTTAACCTTACATCTTCTATTACAGTTGGTGCTATTCCAGCTAGTACTACTTCTCCTAGATTAGGAGTAATTCCTTCCCCACCAACTACATTTGGAGCTATTCCAGCCAATGCTAGAGCCCCTACACCAGGGGTAATCACTGCTCCATCTAATACTGTTGGTGCTATACCTGCTAAGGTTAAAGCTCCTACGCCTGGCGTAATTGGAACTTCAGGTTCACCCCACGGACCTGAACTCCAGGTACCTCGTCCCCAGCCAGTAGCCATTACTAGCTCCTTAAGTTAAGGTAAATATGCCAGTAGCAGCAGGTAATACGGTTAAAGTGTTCGGCGATGTTACAGTAAACTGAGCACTAGATAGCTGGCAAAAACATAAAAGTTTACCTGCATTTGAGCCCGTAGAATTACGTATAATCGCATATCTAACATTAACTATATTAGCTCCAGAAGCAGTAAACGCTAAACCCACTGCAGACATAGTAAATTTCTGCTGTTTAGCTGATGCGCCTACTACCCACTGGGCTGTAGCTGGTACTAAATTTTTACCACCAGTAGCGTATCCACCCGCAGCTCCCACTTCGCTAGTAACTGAAGTAAGTGCACCGCCGCCGCCATAAGCTGACAATGTAAAAGTAGAGGCGTTACTAGCCGACTGAGCTAAAACCATTTTAAACACACCGGCACCTAACGTTATGGTACCATTACCTATATATCTTTTGGCACTGTTGTATAGTTGCCATGCTGTTGCTGCCATGTTAAATCTCCTTAATGTCGGCGTGTGATGCGCCGGATTCTAAAATATGACGTAATAACCCGCCGTATATCTCTAATTCAATTTCATCTCCTAGCATCTGTATTAAACTCATAAACTCTTGAGCTTGTGATACCATCCAAGGATTACAATTAAATATCTTCCCGCTCACGTTTACGGGCATAACTGCTTGTCCATCATTCTCTACTTGTTCATATGCGTGATGCTTATCTTCTTCACCTAAACACGAATCACAGCCAAACAAGTGAAAGCGTTTAAATCCTAACATTCTAAATAATGGTATAGCTCTTAACAAAACAGTCGATCCGCCAGGGACTGACCACCATGTTTCATATTGCTTATCTAGTATATCTTTTAATAATTCTGCTTGGGTATGCCACACATAAGTTCTATCTTTTGGCAAGCCCTCAAATACACTAGGGTTACATTGTGAAGCTATAAAGTATTTACATCCTTCAACTACAGGTTTTGTAAATCTTCCATTAAATTCGCGTGCATCTACCATGACCATAGCAGAAGGAGTTAAACCATTGTCAATACACCAATTATAGGCGTTATTAATTGTTATAAGTTTAACACCATTTTGCCTCAATTGCTTGATTTTTTCAAGGTGCTCTGTTACAGATGGTCCACCTCCTACAATCATTACCTCAATATCATTAGTCGGGTGAGGCTCTACTTGCAAAAATCCTTGTTTTATATTGTGCTTAACATTCTTTATTATTTGTTTTTCATCAGTATTTATCTTACCACCTTCAACTACGTCTTCTCCGCTAATCCAATTAGTAACGTAAAATAAACAAGTGTTTTTTGTTTCATGAGACCAATGAATAATACACTTGCGGTCTTTAAACTTTTTCAGCCACCACTTATAAGGGTGTACACTTAAATGTAGTTTATGCCCAACCAAATCTCCTGCTTTATCATCTACGGTAGATATTTGAAAAAACACATGCTGACACGCAGCTAAACAATTATCTAATACTTGATCCACATGATGTGGTCTAATATGTTCCATTACATCTGTACAAAATCCATAAGCAGCGGTTACAGGTAACGGTTGTGATAAGTCTGCTTCTACAAACCGTAATGCGTGTTTCTGTGTATTTAACATGGGTACTATATCTTTGTCCAAACAGTTGCCTGCAAAGTCAATCATAGTTACATCCATGCCACCAAAAAACGCTAAGTTTAATCCTCCGCGTCCTGTGCCACACCCTAAGTCCAACACGGTTGCCCCTGCTTTGGGTTTAGCTTGTTTTAAAAATTCATGAGATATTTTTTCACCAGGAGCAATTTGTCTATACTCTGGTTTATCCCACATCATTTTATATAAATCTTTTTCTAACGGTCTTACATTATCTACTGTTACTTTCGGTGCATCCGCAATAAGCGATGAAGATCCTGTCATGTTATTCCTTTCTATTCAAATCGTATAATAGCCCCAGTAGCTGTGTCTTCTGGGAACGTAATATTAAATGTTCCATTATCAACTGTTTTATTACTACCAAAATCTAAAATGGCCACTACATATTTATTACCGTTACCGCCAGTATTTCTATATATAGCTGCTCCTCTTGCTGTAAATGTAGCACTAGTCCAACTAACAGGACCAAAACTAACCCATCCAACTACAGGGTCAAAAGAAAACCCAGGAGCGGCTACCACTAAATCTTTACCGCCTGCAGTGTACCCTGCACCTGTAACCTCATTAGTAGTATCGTATACTACGTTTGTATTGCCAGGACTTAAATCTGCTGCGTCAGTGTAGAGTGCTATCTTGTATGTTTGAGCAACACCAAAATTTAATTCACCAGTCAATACTAAGTATTTTAACCCCGTTGTTGTTCCTTGTATTATAGCTGCCATTAAACTCTTCCTCTACCTTTAACCGGTATTCTAGCCTGACCACTTCTATAAGCATCACGCGTATTTTTACCTTCACCTAAACCTATAAGTTCATTCATAGCTTCTTGGTATCTAGCTGCATAGTTTGTAAGTGTTTCTGCGTCAGATTTTAAGTACGTAGCTGCTTCCAATAATGAACCGTAAAGTAGTACGGAGCTATAATTATCTCCCAACCAAGACGTGCCAGAAGTAGCAACAGTAATAGACTCAGGATAGAAAAAATAATGCAGCTCAGCACCATAAGCAACATCAGGTGTAGGGCCGAGAATAAATGTTTCGTCATCAAAGACTGCATAATATTGTGGCTTTCCAAAAAAAGGTGTATCTGTGTCAGGAAAAGATTCTCTAATAAAGTTAACATCTTTATTTAAAAGAAAAGTATATTCGTTTGTTGCATTATCAATTACTGCTAAACTATAAGTAGCCAACCAATCGACAGGAACATTTAAATATTTGTTAGCGGCAGTAATAGTACCCGTATCGTTTCTTCTTAAGTCAGGTATATTAACGCCATTAAAAATACGATTCTCAGCCTGCGTAATAAACGTATTAACGTCTACTGTAGGGTATGAGTTCTCAGTATAAGACTCTATTTGTGCTACTAATTCTGTGTAAGTCATTACTTATCCTTACGCCATTGGGCCGCGAGCTTTTGTACCTTTTGTTGCTGCACCATTACCACGAGTTTCTACACCTGTTGTCTTGACATCTTTTTCTGGGTATCCAGCAAAATTAGGTACAGGTACATCTTGTGGTTGAGCAAACCCGTCTACCATTTTAGGTTTTCTTGTTTGATTTTCTTTAGCCATTTTAATCTCCTAAGTTATTGTTACTGTAAAAACTCCTACTACTGCAGGGCTTACTAAATCATTAGGTATATCAGGTAGTTGTAATCTGTTACCCCCACCTACAGGATTATACCCCCATTGTATATCTCTTGACCCCGTTATATTATTTTCATTAAAACTTTGGTCAGGTCTTGGATTCCTAACTGCCTGTGGATCAGTTACAGGATACATACCCTGCATGTTTTGCGGTTGATCCGGATTCCAACATTCTGTACACGCTAATATATTTGTTTTTGTTTCTCTTACAAATAAACTTTTTAAAGTCTTTAGTTTAAATTGAAACCCACAAACATCGCAATCTGCTATTGCATTTTTATTAGTGGTGAACTTACTCATTATTTACTTCTTTGTTTAGCTCTAGTTTTTCCACGAATGGCTATACCGTCCATTCTGCACTTGCCTTTAACTGCGCCACCGTGTTTCATCTTTTTATGTTCTGAGTCTTTCATTATAGTGCCGTCTGGCATTCTGTGATGTCCCTTTTTAACTACTCCACCTTTTTTCATATAGCCCATTTTGTTACGTACTTCTGAAGGTAATTTTCCTAAGCTTTTCTTTTTATCTGCGGGTACTTCTTTCATTTCAATCTCCTATACGTATGAACTTCTTGGTGTTATAGATAATGTAGCTTTCTCTCGATCTTCTGTCGAAGCAAGTAGCCACTGCTCTTCATATTCTTGTTTTAAAAATTGTATTCTATCTCCAGCTTCAGGTATTTTTATAGATAAATAATAAGCTAATCCAGCTACTAAACACGGTAAAAATCTAAATGGTATATCTTGTGTATTTACTCCAGTACCTGCATCTGCCATTCGTTTTAAATACCAATATACAAATGTATAACTTGCATCATTAGGAATAGGCCACATAGTGACTTGAGGCACTTCCGGACCTCGTCTATCTATATAAATTTGTATTGGTCTGCCCGTGCTATTCTTACTTGGTATAGATGCATAAGTAGGATTTGACACTCTTGAAATAGCTATGTCGGACTGAGTTGTTCCAGACCCAGTTCTTATAACTTGGCTAATAAGGTCAATAGTAGTCGCGGGCAAATCGTAAGTGGCTGTACCGGCAACTAATGGAATAGTAGCTTCTTCTACTGTCCATAAGTTTATGCCTCGGTTAGCCCATTCAATAGTTAATAAGTTTAAGCTACGCGTAGCTGTCCTTAAATCATATCCTGTTCTTAACTCTGCTCCGCATCTTTCGAATGCTTCTTCGACCAGTAAGTTTAAGTCTAAATTAAAACTGTGTGTTCCCGTTGTAGTCATTATGTTTTCCTTGTTGTCCTTTTCCTTCTAAGTGCGGC